ACGCGTGGGCAGCCGTCTTCGCTAAGAAGTCCGGCGATTACGAGTTCTCCGTCACCAACGAGATCATCCGGAAGGAACGCTTCCGTACGTTCATCAAACTGCCAGAGCTCTCGGCCTTCTATGGGGAAGTATGGGAGTAGGGAGCAAGGGGAAGCGAGAGAGGGCGAGAGGGCTGATGGATAGCGACTTTTGCCGCATCCTGCCGAGGCTTGCACCAGAGGAAAAAGGCGAAAAAAGGGGCTTCAAAGAGGGAGTTCAGTTACCTAATCGTTCCCCTTTTTGCCTTTCGGCAAGAGGACGCAAAATGAGGTAACTAAACCGAGGCTTTTTCTCTTGCATTCAGTGCTTTGCGTAGCGACAAGTATCTCTTTTAAGGTTCCACTTTAAGCAACAAAACGATGAAAGAAAAAACGTTGAAGCTGCTCTTTTACCTCAAACGGGGTGCAAAGAGTAAGGCGGGCAAAAGCCCGATTATGGCGCGCCTCAGTGTGGGGCGAACGATGGTACAATTCAGTTGTAAGACCACCTGCTCTCCGTCGCTTTGGGACAGCCGTAAGCACAGGCTCGTCGGGAAAAGCGCCGAGGCGGTGGCCGTAAACGCCGAACTGGACAGCCTACAGGTCAGCGTCTGCCGAGCCTATGAGGACTTACAGAAGAAGCAAGGCGAGACCGTGACCGCGGAGGAGGTTAAGACCCTCGTCTTAGGACTTCAGAGCGACAGTCAAGGCCTACTCTATCATTTGGAGGAATATCTCGCTCGCTTTCGGGAGCGGGTGGGGGTGGATCGCAGCGAACGCCGATACAAGTTCCTTCGGGTTTTTCGGGGGCATCTCGCAGCCTTCCTTCGGCATCGCTACCGAGTGAGCGACTTCCCGGTACACAAGGCGGACAAGGCCTTTATCGAAGATCTCGAGGCCTACTTCGCGCAGGAGAAGGCCTTCAAGCTCAACACCACCGCCGGCTATCTCACCGTGCTGGCATCGCTCCTCAAAGACTTGTACAAAAGGCGTGTCATCGACACCTATCCCTTCATGGGCTACTCCATCCGCTGGGACGTAGGCACACCGCGCTACATCACCAAAGAAGAACTGCGGCGCATCATCGACTTGGACGATTCGCAGCTGGGGAGTTACGAGCTTGTATCCCGAGACATGTTCCTCTTTTCTTGCTTCACGGGCCTCTCTTACACGGACATTTATCACTTGACGCGTGACCATCTGATCGAGGAGGGCGGAATGACGTGGATCCGCAAGCCACGCATAAAGACCGGCCGGATATGCCACATTCCCCTGCTGGCCGAGGCCTCTGCGCTCATCGAGCAGTACAGGGGCATCCACACACGAGCCTTTCGTCACGAACCGCCCGAGGGCTACCTCCTTCCGATCCCCGGCTGCGACACCGTCAATATCCATCTCAAGAAGATCGCTGCGCTTTGCCACATCCCGAAACGGCTGACTTTCCACATGGCCCGCCATACCTTCGCCTCGCAAATGACCCTCGCCGAAGGGGTGTCGATCGAGAGCGTGTCCAAGATGTTAGGACATAGTGAGATCAAGACGACGCAGGTCTATGCCGAGACTTCTCCGGAGCGCATTTTTAAGGACGTCACGCGCATCCTCCCAGCGATTGCCCATTATCATCTAACCAATTAATACCCCACGAACCCAATGAAAAGTACCTTCTCGATCCTCTTCTACATCGACCGCAGCAAGCCGAGCGGCGAAGGGCTGTGCCTCGTTCGCTGTCGCATCTCGTGCAATGGCCGGACGGCCTCGTTCTCCACCCGGCAACAGACTTCGCCCCATGATTGGCTGGCGAAAAAAGGGAGAGTGGGCCCCACATCCGCGGTGGCGCAAGGTGTCAATCAGGCGCTGAGTGCCATCGAGCAACGATTGAATGCACTCTATGAGCGCACGCTCCGTGAGGAACAATACATCACGGCCGAATACCTCAAGGAGCAATACCTGCGGCAGGACAAGCCGCGGCAGACGTTCGCCGACATTTACTCGGCTCTTTGTGAGGAGAAGGCGGCCCATAAAAGCAAGGCCACAGCGCGGGGCTTTCGAGACAGCTACAAGAGCTTCGTCCGCTTCCTTGACATGCGCGGGCTGCGGCGCTGTTTGCCCCACGAGGTGGATAAGGCGCTGATAGAAGCCTATCGCCTCTACATGCTGCGCGACTTGGGCTATAAGATGAGTTCGGTGGCCGTCTACCTGAGGCGTCTGCGCCAAGCCTTCCGGCGGGCGATGCTGGAGGCGGGGCTGAGAGAGGATCCGTTCGACCTGATCGACATCGAGACGCCGGCCTACGAACGCAACGCCCTCAGTGCCGAAGACCTGCAACGGCTCTTGGCTTATCGCCCGCATCGCTCCGTGGACAACCACGTCCGGCTGATCTTCCTCTTGGGCTGCTTCACCGGCCTAGCATTCTCCGACCTCAAGAAGCTCCGTATGGAAGACGTTTACACGCTCGGCGACGGGCGTCGATACCTCTCCATCTGCCGCACCAAGACGCAGAACGGCAGCATCGTGCCCCTGCTTCCCATCGCCGAAGAGATACTCGCCTACGTGGGGCAGGGTCGTACCGAGGGACTATGGTTCCGGGAGTTTCCCGTGAACAGTCATTTCAATCGAAAGATCCGCGAGCTGCTCGTCAAGGCCGGTTGCTCGCCGCACACCGAGGCCAGTTCGCACACCGCGCGCCACACCTTCGCGACTACCATCTGCTTAGAAAACGGCCTGCCCATCGAGACGGTGAGTCGGATGTTGGGGCATCGTTTTATCTCCACCACCGAGCTATATGCCAAGGTGAGCAAGCAGAAGATTGCCCAAGAGATGCGTCCGCTGATGGGCAGCGAGCAGACGCAGAAGCTACGCCGTGCCTTGCGAGTTTGTCCGCCGAGGAAGAGGGCGCACGATCAAGAATGACGCTGGCAGGCCGCCTGCCAAAGTGGTCCGACACTCCGGTGACGTTGGCAGGCCGCCTGCCAGGACTATCGGACACTTTGGTGATGCTGGCAGGCCGCCTGCCAGAGCTATCGAACACTCCGGTGATGTTGGCAGGCCGCCTGCCAGGACTATCGGACACTCTGGTGATGTTGGCAGGCCGCCTGCCAGAGTCATCGAACACTCCAGCGATGTTGGCAGGCCGCCTGCCGGAGAATTTCTCACGATTAAGCCCGCCTGTTTCCAGCGTTCTCCCTCCTTATCCTCAGTGTTCCATCAATCCATGGCGCAGCGTGTCCTTTCGCCGACTTTTGCCGCCAAAAGAAACAGCAAGCGCGGGCAGTTGCGCTGGCTTGCTTCAATCCAATTACGCAACCTTATTCTTATCGAAACACCATGCAAATCATCCTTGTAGACGGTAAGGCTTGGGAGCGACATCGCTCCGCCTTTGCCGACTTTATCCACCGCATCGAGCGGCTCATTGGCAATCCGCCCGAGGTCGACGAATGGCTCGACAACGACGCCGTATGCCGCCGGCTGAGCATCAGCCCTCGCACCCTGCAAACCTTGAGAGATACGGGCAAAATCCCCTTCTCCATGGTCGGGCATAAGTGTTATTACAAAGCCGGCGACATCGCTGAATTACTGAACTCAAAAGCTGAATGAACGATGGCAGAGCATGCAATCATTACGGAAGAAAGCCCTCAAATGCAGCTGTTTGTCCAGCTCATGGAGGGCGTATTGAAGAAGCTGGAGCGCTATTGCGCCTCGGCCCGACCCACGCTCGCTGGGGAGGTTTATCTCACCGGCGAGGAGGTCTGCGAGCGGCTCAAGCTCAGCACCCGCACGCTGCAGGAGTACCGCAGCCGCGGCCTCCTAGCCTTCTACAAAATCGGCGGCAAGATCCTCTACAAACAGAGCGACCTGCAAGCGATGCTCGACCGACATTATAACCCCATTCAAAAGCCTTCGGTATGACGATAGAAGAACTACGGCGCGCCAGATTGGCCGCCAAACTGGAAGCGATGGGCGGCATGGGTGGCAATGCCGAAACCAAGCGCAAGGCGGAAGTGGAGGCGGAGGCCAAGGCGGAAGAATCGCTATTCTTTGATCCGCCCGCAGACGGTAAGATGACAGCAGAACAACAGCAGGCCGTCTTGACCGCCAAACTGAAAGAACTGGGCGACTATGGCGTCAAACGGCGCACGGTAGAAGAGTCGCCCTTTTTCGATCCGCCCGTAGAGATCGAGCTGGAAAGAAGCACTCCAGCTCATCCGCCGGAGAAAGCAGATGAGCCTAAGGAAGAAGTCATTCATCCTCGAACGAAGGCGGATAAGCCAAGGGAGGAGCTTATAGCGACCGCTCCACCCCCTCCCGCCCCTCGAAAGACCAAGAGCCACAAGGAGGATTTGGCCGCATTTCGAGAGACGTACCTCCAACCCGTACGCATCAGTCACCGCAAGGCGGTCTACGTCTCTGACGAGACCCAGCAAAGACTAGACTTCGTTGTCCGCCGAATCGGCCTGCGAGGCACCAGCATCTCGGGCTATGTCGAGCGCGTGCTTCGGGAGCATCTCGACGGGTATAAGGACAGTATCGAACAATGGCGAAAGCTCTGAACACATGTACGCTTAGCGTGCAATGCCCTCCCGAACACTTGCATGTATTGAGTGCAAGTGTTCAGGGTACGGGCACCTCCTATTCTGGGGC